CAAGCCCGACAACTTTAGTAGCGGTCAAGTTCTCTTCTACTTTGGCGACTCGGACGTAATTAACGGCGGTCACATCGAGCTTCGCACAACGACTTCGGGTAAACTTCGGTTCAGCTACGGATCTAGTAACAACTACATTCGTCGTACAACTACTAATCAGGCATTCACTGCGGGTAACTGGTACAACATTATTATCACTTACAACGGTGGGACTACTGGTGCTTCCTCTGCTGATGTGTCTGACTACTACAGTCGATTTAACATCTACATCAATGGCACATCCCCAAGCCTCGTAAACGCTCACGGTAACTACGGGTGGTCTGGTCAGATTGATGGCGAGAACCTTCGTGTGGGTCGCTATGCAAGTGGTAACTACATCAATGGTGGACGCGTAGACGAAGTGGCGGTTTGGGACTCTAATCAGAACTCCAATGTGTCCGACATCTATAACAGTGGGACTACTCACGACCTATCTCAGTTAACCACCTCGCCTACTCACTGGTGGCGCATGGGCGACGGAGACACCTATTCAACAATTCAAGACAACGTGGGAAGTGCTCACTTTGTAATGTATAACATGACAGCCGCTAACATCGTCACAGACGCCCCTTAATATTATGAGTGAAAGAAATTATCGTAAGGAATACGAGAACTACCACAAGAAGCCTGAGCAACGTCGCAGGAACGACTCTAGGAAAGCCGCAAGGCGTCTGATGGTCAAGAAACACGGTGCTTCTAAGCTTGCGGGAAAGGACATCGATCACAAAGATCGTAACCCAAAGAACAACTCGTCAAGTAACCTAAGGATTCAGTCAAAGAAGACTAATCGAGGCAATAACAAGTAACATATGGAGATACCCCCACAGCTAAGGGACTTTAAGAACTTCCTGTATTTATGTTGGAAGCAATTAAATTTACCTGATCCTACTCCGCTTCAATATGACATTGCTGACTACATGCAGCATGGAGACAAGCGGGCTATCGTGCAAGCGTTCCGTGGCTGTGGGAAGAGCTGGATTTGTTCCGCTTATGTGGTTCACCAGTTGCTCCTAGACCCCTCGTTAAACATCCTTGTGGTGTCCGCTAGTAAGACCCGTAGTGACGACTTCAGTACGTTCACGCTTCGTCTTATTAACGAGATGGAGATACTTCATCACTTGCGCCCTAAGGACAACCAGAGGCAGTCTAAGATCTCCTTTGACGTTGGCCCTGCTCCTGCCTCTCACGCTCCCTCAGTGAAGTCTCTAGGCATCTCCTCGCAGCTTACAGGGTCACGTGCGGACATTATCATTGCTGACGATATTGAGGTAGCAAATAACAGTGCTACGATGCTCATGCGGGAGAAGCTGTCAGAACAGGTAAAAGAGTTCGATGCTATCTTGAAGCCCGATGATACCTCTAAGGTTCTGTTTCTTGGAACACCTCAGACCTTCGACAGTATCTACACGAAGCTCCAAGAGCGTGGCTACAAGAGTCAGATCTGGCCAGCTACGCACATTACACCGAGCCACAACGAGAAGATCTATGATGGTAACGTAGCGGACATCTGTGTGGACGCTGAGCAAGAGAACAGGTCTACAGAGCCATTGCGGTTCTCTGATGTAGACTTGGCAGAAAGAAAGATCTCTTATGGCTCTGCGGGATACACGATGCAGTTTATGCTCGATAGCAAGCTGTCTGACGTCGAGAAGTTCCCTCTGAAGATCTCCGACCTGATTGTAACATCCATTGATAACGAGGTCGCCCCTGAGCGCTATGTGTGGGCTCGTGATCCTCAGCTTGAGTGGGACTCTAGTGTTCCCAATGTGGCCTTTGCAGGGGAGAGATACTACCGTCCTTTCAAGACACTCGGAGATATGGTTCCGTACACTGGTAGTGTGCTTGCAATTGACCCTGCTGGACGTGGTAAAGATGAGACTGGTTATGCAGTTTGCAAGATGCTTAACGGTACACTCTATGTGCCTGCTGCTGGTGGTTTGTCTGGGGGTTACTCTGAGGATACCCTAGTGCAACTCGCGGAACTCGCTAAGAAACACAAGGTGAACTACATCGTGACCGAAACTAACTTTGGTGACGGTATGTTCAACGAACTCATAAAGCCTGTACTCACTCGTATATATCCTGTGAGCATCGAAGAGGTGCGCCACAGCACGCAGAAGGAGAAGCGTATTATCGATACCTTAGAGCCCGTCATGGCGGGTCACAGGCTTGTGGTTGATCCCGATGTGGTCAAGGATGACTTCCAGACTATTCAGAAGTATCCCCATGAATCGCAGTTGAAGTACAGCCTCTTTTACCAAATGTCGAGGCTCACACGCGATAGAGGTGCTATTACGCACGACGATAGACTTGATGCTCTTAGTATCGCTGTAGCCTATTGGACGGAACAAATGGCTCAGGATGCTGAGGTCAAGATGGCAGAGCGTAAGGTAGAGATGCTCGATGCAGAGCTCCAGAAGTTTACGGACGCCTACTTTAAGAATAAGTCGGCGAACGCTGGCAGCTTAACTTGGTAACACCTTGTTGGACTTTGAGCTATTTGCATCTGCCTCTATTAATTTTAGATTGCAAGGAATATGTAAACCACATAATTCGTCATGTGTTACGGGCATTATGTGATCTACGGAAAAAGCATATCTTTTCTTTCCATTAGACCCTTTACCGTACATCCCCGCCCCCGCCGCTGCCTCGTTAAGCTGTTGACGTAGATTGTAAATTTCATCAACTTTCTTTTTTAAAAATGGTGAGAGGTTTTTATACATGTGACGTATACGCTTCTCATAGCGCGAAGCTTTAAGCGCATAATATTCTGGGTTCTTTGCGTGGTGTTCCTTATTTCGTCTTCGCATGTCAGCTAAAAAAGCTTCCTCCCCCATCCTGTTGCGCTTTGCTTGGTTTTCTTTAGCATCTTGAGCTTTAGCCCATTCGGGGTCATTCTTTCGGCGGGCCTTTTTACGCTCATTATCACTTTTATTTTTTGCCTTTTTCCAACCAATAGGCGCCCATTGTTCTGCCCCATAAGAATTATAACCTTTAAACTCGGCATCATAAACAGGGTGGAGATCTTCCAATACCCGATCTTGAAACCTTAATTCATCATAAGTCTTACGGGTTTCCATTGGTTTGTGATCAATAACAAAGCGTCCCCGATACATCTTATAAGGAATAGGTAATTTAGTAACAAGATTTAATGTGGTTTGTGTAATCATATCTCCTATCCTGTTACCAGAGAGGGAGTTGTCAATAGGAACAATCCCTATTTAGGGAACAAATAATAGAGGACTCGTAGTGGTTTCCTAAGTCATTGATAATCAACACTTCATTTAACTACATACAGTATAGGTAGAAGGGAGGTGTTCTTAAATAAAGAACAATTAGAGAACATTATCCTTGACAGGTAGGAAACAATCTCTTTAAAATTAAATCTATAAGATGCCTACTATTAGTGTTCCTTTGAAAAAGAGTGTTAATTAGATTACTGGTAATAAGTCCCTCCTTAAAGTTTCCCTTATGTTGGAATAAGAGTGTTCCTTTAAAAGTATATTCATTAGTGTTTGACAGGTAGTAACTACCAACCAGTATTACCTATATGAAACACACACTATTAATTCTATACATCCTAGTTACCTCAGGATCCTTAGTGTTCCTCAATAATTCCCTCAAAGACACTCAGGACAACCTAGAGACACTCGCGGAAGTCATCGTGCATCAAGAAGCTGTCCTAAAAGACCACCGAGAAGCTATTCTGATCGTTATTGATAAGCTCAACAACCTTTATATGTAATCATGGGAAAAGGTCATCAGCCAAGAAAGGGTCACAACCCAGCCAAGCAGCGTAAGAACTACGATAAGATTGACTGGAGTAAGCCCAAGGTAACTAAGTGTTCGTCAGAACTCACTAAGAAATCCAAACAATGACACCCTTCGAGTCCATACAAGCCCGCCTAGGGGAGCACTGTAGGAACTTTGTTATAATCATCCAACCTGATGACGCAAAGCATTCCTTCGAGTTGGTCTATAGCGACCCGTTTGCTACCATGGGGCTGCTCAATGAGGCTTGTAAGCGCCACGCTGGTGTTATGAATCTTTACCAGAACC